GCTAGACTAACTAGCCTAGAGACATCAAGAGAATTGTTTCAAGCAGACTTACTTAAAAAAAGTGAGCAGTTACCAACCGATCAAGAACAATTTATGTTGGTAGAGGATTTATATAAGACTACTGAAAAATTAGAAAAAAGAATTGACAATATGATGCACAACAAAATCAACATAGAATTTTTAAAGAAACAAACTGAAAAACTTTTAGAAGATGTAGAAAAATTAAAAGATAAAGTAAGACAGAATGGTAATGGTAGTCATGGTTGAGTTAGTTGTAGCATTATTAATGATTGTTAATGGAGAGATTAAAGAACATAGAATACAAGAATCTATGTCACATTGTTTAAAAGGTAAAAGAATTGCTAATAGAGTTTATAATGCTAATGTAGAATACCAATGTATAAAATCTAAAGCAGAAACAGAAATATATATGGGTGAAAAATCAATAGTAAAACTTATACTAAAATGAGTATAGATTATAGAGGTGAAAAATTTGCTGGTTATAATAAACCTAAGAATGACAGAACTAAAACTAAAAAGTTTTCTGTACTTGCTAAGTCTGGAGATACTATAAAACTTATTAGGTATGGTGATGCCAATATGACCATTGGTAAATCTGATCCAGCTAGAAGAAAATCATTTAGAGCAAGACATAAATGTGATACCAAAAAAAGTATACTAAGTGCAGGGTATTGGAGCTGCAAAAAATGGTAAACAAAGTTTGGAATAAAGCTAAATCAGTAATGGCTGCGGGGTGGTGCAACGTGTGTCAAAAAGAAATGTTAAGTGATGCTGGTGGCTGGATTGTGAACGCAGAAAAAAAACACTTTTGCCATGACGGAAAAGATGGTAGTTGTTTTGATAAGTATATTAAAGAAAAACAATCAATGGCAGAAGATGCCACTTACGAAAAGGAGATATAACTATGTACGGAAAACCAAAAGTAAAAAGTAAATTAACATCTAAACAAAAAACTTTGCCTTCAACTTTGAAGAAAAAGATCATGCAATCTAAACCTAAAAAGAAAAACTAATGCCGGGTTATCACAAAACAAAATCTGGTAAGATGGCTAAAAAAGGTTTGTATTATAATATGAACAAGAAAAAAGCTAGTGGTACATCAAACACAAAAGCTAAGTCTACTGTAAGTGCTAAGTCTTACAAGTCTATGTTAGCTGGATTTAAGAAGTAGTTTTTTATTCTTTCTTTCTAACTGTCTAATGTAGGACCTAAGATCATCTATGGTATGCTCTTGATCTTCTATCTTTAATCTATATCTTAGATTCCAATTAATTCCTACAACGCTTGTTTTATTTCTTGAAACTCTTGCCATATAGTTTGCTCCTCTGACCAATATCTTTTCTTATTAGATTTCATTTTTATAGAATGTAATACTGTGGTGTGATCTTGTTTAAAATACTTACCAATGTTTGATAGATTCATTTTGTATTTTTCTGATAGCAAGTTATGAATAATATTTCTTGCTCTAACAATATCTAATGTTTTCTTTTTGCTTAACAACTCTACCTTTGATACTTCATATCTTTTACAAATGTAGTCAACAATATTTTCCATAGTTTCTTTTTGTGGAGAAGAAAAAGAATAGCCTACAATCTTTACCAAGTCATAACCATTTTCTTTTAAATGTTTTTTGGCTAACTTATAACCATTAACAAATGCGTTCTTGTATATTTTTTCTTCTCTTGTATTTAAATCTTGGTAATGTCCTGCTCTCATTGCAAGTTTAATCTCATTGAAATTTGTATTTTTAGTCATAGAATCCCTTCACTTTCCCATTGTTTTTTTTATGATAAATTAATAACTAAGCTGTCATTAACTCTTCTCTACATCTGGCACACTCTAAATATAAGTTATAGCTTTCTGCTTTTAACCTATTAGTTCTCTGAACTGAAGCAATGTACAACTCACTCTTTTTCCTTTGCTTGTCCATCAGCCTTTGTAGACGATTTTTTGTTTCCGTCATCTTGCTCCTTTTTTACTGTTGTAAAATCAACTTTAATATTATTGATTTTTACTTCTGCATTTGTTCCATTATTAGAACCATTGGCAGCCTTCTCTACTGAATCAAACTCTTCTGTTAGTATAAAACTACATTCTCCATTTTTGATTCTTATGTATTTTGACATTATTTATCCTTTTTGGCAACCTCTTTTTTGTGTAATTCAAATGCCATGTTATTGTATATACCCATATCGTGATAGTTGTCAGCCTTATATCCTCTAGTTGATCTATAAAGTTTTAATGCCATCATAATATGACCTACCTGGTATGGTTTAATTCTTTTTTTTAAATTACTTGCTAACACTAACGTAAACATTTCAGCTAACATAATAAAGTTATGTTGATAATCTCCATAATCTTTTTCACGATCAGCAATTATCTTTGCCTTAATATTTTTATCTAAATCTGCAATTTTGATTGTCATATTTTTTATGTCCTAGAGGGGGAAACTAACGAAGGGAACTAAGAAAGAAAAAAACCCCTCTAAGACTATATAAATTTATATTTTTAATTAAAACTTATATTCTGGTTTATTACCAGAAATGGGTGCTTTTGGAAACCCCTTATTTTCTGGTGATTGTGGAGCAGAATTTGCTGTGTTAGGAGTTAGTTTAAATTTAATTCCCCCTGTCAAATTACCTGCATCATCTTTGGTATTCCAACCGGCTTGACTATGCCAAGTATCTCCTATCTTAACACCGATAGTCCATTTCTTACCTTCTGGTGCATTAGGATTAGCTGGTGCTACCCAATCTGGATGATTGTCTGCTGTCTTATTTTCATTAGGTACTACGTTTACCCATACTACTTCTTCATTCATGTTATTTCCTTTTGTTATCATCAACTATTGTTGAACATTATTTAATTGTAATTCACGACTTTCAGCAATGTCTGTTATTTGTCTGTAAGATCGCAAATTGTTTTTAAGTAAAAAATGAACGCTATCTCTATGTTTATTTTTTGCACTACCTAATTCTTTTAGGCTCTTAGCATTTTTAAGTTCATTCTTTATTTCTTCCACATCCACAGTATCATCCATGTATGTAGGCTCTGCAGATTTCTCCACAGAATTTTGTTTAAATGGTTTAGCTGTAAAACCATCATCATCTTTTATTCCAGTTTTAAGATTTAAAAGATTTAAGAACGCATACTTTCGTGAGTATGACATGGCTTGACCCGTCCCAAATTTATCAATCCCAGCCATTGCCGAACAACCATCAACAAGTATAAAACTTGTAGGCTCATCAATGTCATGGACTTTCATGGTACATATAACCATTACTACATTTCTTGCTTCCACAATTTCAGTTAAGTAATTACAGGTTGCGTACAATCCATTATCTAATAATGCTTGAACAGCCACATCTTGTGTTGCGTCATGCTCTAATGGATTAAAGTGCATACCTTTTACTTTATCTCCTTTTTTAACACCCTTAGCTTCTAAACACGCTTGATGTAATTTTTGATATATATTTTTCTTCATGTTTTCATTCCCCATAGTTTATTGATTAATTGTAATTGTACATCTGCCAAATCTTTATAATAAAAAGGATGATTCAAATCTGGTGGTTCACACATCATTGCAAGTTCTTGTAAATTACCCTTGCAAAACATAATCATCTTCTCCCAGAAAAGTATCTTCTCACACATTTTAAAGTAAAGGTGTTCCAGATGGTCTTTCTTCATTAGTTCATGTGATTGGTCAAAGATAATATGTTCTTTGTCATTCGCATAAACTAAATAAGGTATCTTCTTAGTACAAAAAAAGTAGAAAGCTGTTTGAGTTAAATTATCAAACGTAGGCTCAGTAGGTAATGGTTGCGTACTCATTTTCCATTCCTCTTTGTTTTTAATTTTTCTAATGTTAGGTGGCTTAGTTTTTAATTCTATAAATTTAGTTTTACTTTCATAATCTATACGACCAATGATAGGTTTTATCATTGTCATTTCTTTGTGTTCAACATATCTTTCGCAAACCATTTTTTCTTTGCCTATAATATCTTGAGCAACTTTTTTAGTAACAGCCACACAATCATGAGCATAGTTAATCATTTCCTCTCTAGCAAATTCATCCTTTGCATCCACCGGTGGTTTATCTTTTATAATTTTTAATTCTTTTTCAAAATTTAATTTATAATCTCTATCCCATTCAGTTTCTTTTATTGTTTTAGAACTCCAGATAACATCAGCTATAAGTCTTTGTACTGTATTATTAACTAAGTTTCCAAACGTAGGTTTATATCTAAAAGCAAACTTTCTTCTAACCTCTTGTGGAAAAGAATAACCTATAATGTTTTTAGAAAATGGAGAACTTGTAGAGGAATAAGACCAATGATCTAATCCTTTACCACCATTATAAAATGCAAACGCTTCTTCTATTAATTGTTCTTCTGTTTTAATCATTTAGTTCCTTTGTTTTTTACACACTTATAAACTAATAAAACTTGTTGTCAAATAAAATATATAATATATACCTCTAAAATAGATCAATAAAGAAAGGAATTATGACACTTGAACAATATAGAAAAGATAAGAAACTATCTTATTATGTCTTTGGACAAATGCTAGGACTTCATGGACAAAATCCCGGAACAAGCGTAAATCGTTGGTGTTTGACAGCAAATGTAAAAAGATTTCCTAACCCAGCAATGGTTAAGAAAATAATAGAGATAACTAATAATAAAGTAACCATAAAGGATTTATATGAAGCGTGGTACGAAACTGAAAATTAAAAAAACAAAACATTTGAGTAGAGATATATCTACTTATCCTTTTGTAGAAGTTAGATGGCTTGATATAGAGGGAGATGATGGCTGGAGTACATTAGATATATTAGCTAAAGAAAAATTGCCTGTTGCAGTATCTAAAGGTTATTTATTTAGTCAAGAAAAAGGTGTGACTAGATTGTTTAGAGATTATATTGAACATAAAGAAAAAGCTATTATGGAAGATATAGGTAGCACAGTTATAATACCTACATCTGTAATAGTATCAATTAAAAAAATAAAGGGGGTATAATGACAAACGCTGGTATGTTTGAAGATGCTGCAGAAATAGAGAAATTAAAAAAAACAATAGATTTACTTGAAACTCACGCTACTATAAAAGATTTTCAAATACAAAAATTAAGAGAAGAGATAAAAGGATTAAAAGAAGCATTAGAAAAAACAGAATAGGGAACAATGCGACACGCTAAATACTTTGATAAGGATTTGTATTCTAAATTCCATAGAAAATATGATGGGATTGCTATGATTGATATTGATTCTGTAGAGATATGTCAGAACAAAGGTTGTTGGAAAGTCTTAGCTGTGATTGAGCATTTATACGACACCAACTCCGATAAAAAGAAATACACCAACATAGTAGAAGAGATTGGTAAATCTTTAAATGTGCCTGTTTTTTTGGTCTATTACAAAGAAGCGACCACCGACACCCTATCGTTCCGAGTTAGCCAACTACACCCTATTAGAACTCCATTAAACACCCATTGCGAAGCCGAGTGGGTAGATGTTTTAAGGTCAATCCACTCCAAACATGAAAAGGTCTGTACCCATGCAAAATAGCCGAGCCTTTTTACATATTACTTATAAATTGTATGGACACTTAGACAAGTTATCTGGGGTGAAAAAATCCCATGCACTTAATTGCTATTTATCTTTAATGAAACACGCATGGAAAAAGAATAATTATGAGTGTGGCTTGAGATACTCTACTGTTGCTAAAGATACCAAACTATCCAGAATAACTGTCAGACGCACCTTAGATACTTTAGAAAAATTAAACATCATATCTACTGTGCGAGGTAGGTCTGGTAAATCTTATAAAGTTAATCAATTATTTATCAAATCAGAATCAGATGGATCTAAATTATACATTGATAATAATAAAATGTATAAAAAAGATCACTCATATGTGAAAAAAAGATCAGTATTAGTAGAAGCATTATACATTAATAGAATAGATAAAATAATAAGTGATTATCGAGGTGATAAAGAAAACATAATAGACAATTTAGCGAAGCTCCCCCCCGAACTCCTTAGTGAAGATACTAAAAATCCATTCTATGTTAAGTTAGCTTTAAAAAGAAAAGAGGAAATTACTGCGTCAGAAAATGTTAAGTATGTCCACCCACAAAAAATAATAAATGAGCTGACTAAAATTAAGAAGCAATCTAATCCTAGATACAGAGAGAAAGTTGCTTTTAATAAAAGAAACAATTTAGATTATAAAGGTAACCCAAAATAGTTATGCCAGGAAGACCTAAATCTAAGGTGTTTTGTCAATCACTCAGACGTGATGGCAAACCTTGTTTAGCTAAAGGTTTTATGTGCAAAAACAACAAATACTTGTGTCGTTTTCATGGTTTTCAGAGTACCTTAGGCTTTCAGCAACCAAACTATACCCATGACAGTAGAAAAAGACAACTTAGATCACTCAAACAATTCAAAGACCTCAGCGAAGAAGCCTTTAACACCTACTATGAAGAAAAACTTAGACCTAGAATTGAACGTAAAGAAAAATCTACCTACCATACT